TCTGCTGTTATTGATAGTAATTTTTCTTTTGTAATGGATGAAGAAGATGAACTTCGTGCTATATCTGAAACAGGTTCAACCATGACAGTTGTAGCATCGTTTGATTTAGATGCTAGGTCAACTGTACAAAACTTTGCTTAAAGGATTCATATGCCACTCAAAGCTGGTAAATCACAGAAGACTATCTCTACTAACATCCGTAAAGAGATGAAGGCAGGAAAGCCACAGAAACAAGCTATCGCTATCGCTCTAAGCAAAGCAGGTAAATCTAAACCACAACCTAAGAAAAGGAAGTAATCATGCCAATGGTAAAAGACAAGAAGTTCCCATACACAGCTAAGGGTAAGAAAGAAGCTAAGTCGTATGCTAAGAAGACAGGAGCTAAGATGACTACTCCTAAAGCTAAACCAGCTAAGAAGATGGGTATGAGTCGTGGCTACTAAGCCTGGTTTGTATGCCAATATCGCTGCCAAGAAGAAGCGTATAGCTGCTGGCTCTGGTGAGAAGATGCGTAAGGTAGGTAGCAAAGGTGCTCCTACTGCTGCACAATTCAAGGCAGCTGCTAAGACAGCTAAGAAGAAGTAATGCCTAAGAAAGCATTCCAGAACCCTGAAGGTGGACTCAATCAGAAGGGCAGAGACTACTACAACAAGAAGACTGGCTCTAAGCTAAAGCCTCCAGTATCTGCTGAGGAGGCTAAGAAGTCTCCTAAAGCAGCTGGTCGTCGTAAGTCCTTCTGTGCTCGTATGAGTGGTGTTAAAGGGGCTATGAAGGATGAGAAGGGTAGACCTACTCGTAAGGCACTGGCACTCAAGAAGTGGGACTGCTAGAAATAAGTGTTGACTTTTATACAAATATGTGTTATAATATCTACTAATATTAGAGACTAATTAATGAACTATTTAGAACTTGTAAACGATGTACTGATACGGTTGCGTGAGCCAGAGGCTTCCTCGGTGGCTGACAATTCCTATGTAAAGCTCATTGCAAAGTATGTTAATGACTCTAAAAGACAGGTAGAGGATGCATATAACTGGAATGCTCTTTCAGAGACTTTGTCTGCTACTACTTCCGCTGACATCTTTAACTATGTTTTAGAAGGAACTGGTCAACGCTTCCGTGTTATTGATGTCCTAAACGACACAAGTAATACAGTGATGCGTAATGCTACCACTCGTTGGATGAACGATCAATTCTTAATTACTAATCCAGTAAAAGGTTCTCCTTACTACTACAACTTTAACGGAACAAATGTAGACGGAGATACACAGGTAGATTTATATCCTATTCCTAACGGTGTGTACAATATACGCTTTAACGTAATTAGACCACAGGTCGCATTAGTAACTAACGCTGATAAACTCTTAGTTCCACATGAGCCTGTCATCCTTGGTGCTTTAGCAAGAGCACAAGCAGAGCGTGGTGAAGACGGTGGTGTACAAACTGCTGAGACATATGTACTTTACAATCAAAGTTTAGCAGATGCCATAGCACTTGAGAGTGCTCGGTATGTTGAAGAATCTGCCTGGAACTGGGTATAATGGCAGGACAACTACAAACCTCCTCGATTGCAGCTCCTGGATTTTATGGTCTCAATCTTCAAGAGTCCAGCATTACTCTGTCTTCTGGCTTTGCACTTAAAGCACAGAACTGCGTTATTGACCGTTATGGTCGTATTGGTGCAAGACGTGGTTGGACTCCGCTTAATGCGACCAATACTGACTTAGGCTCTAACCCTATTGAAGCAATGATGGAGGTAGTAGATGGTGGAAGCAATACTATTATATCAGCAGGTAATAACAAGTTATTCACTGGTCGTACAACACTTACACAACGTCTTGTCCGAAATGCAACAAATTCAGCAAACGCTACTTACACGATAACTGCTAACAACTGGCAGATGGCAGCAATGCCCTACGGTGATGTTAATGACTTTCAGCCTCATGCTTACTTAGCACAAGCTGCTCATCCGATGCTGGTGTGGCATGAGTTACCTGTATCAGGCGGTAATCCACATGACCACGATAGCGGTACGTTTGGCTTTCAGCAGATTGGTGATGTTGGTACATTACCTGCTAATCATAGCACTGCAACATTTAAACCTAATGCAGTATTAGCTGCCTTTGGTCGTATCTGGGTTGGTAACATTGCTGGTGATACCCAGACTGTTTACTTTAGTGACTTACTGCGTGGCTCTGACTTTACAACAGGTTCAGCAGGTTACTTAAACCTACAAGAAGTATTCCCTAATGGCGATAACATTGTTGCTATTGCAGCACACAATGGATTCTTAGTTATCTTTGGTCGTAACAACACTGCTATCTATGCTAACCCGATTGACACTGGTAGCTTAGTATTACAAGATATTATCTACAACGTAGGATGTATTGCTCGTGACTCTGTACAGAACATTGGTACAGATATTCTGTTCTTGTCTGATGCTGGTGTACGCAGCCTTGCTCGTGTGATTCAAGAGAAGTCACTACCAATGAATGACATCTCTAAGAATGTTCGTGATGACTTAATGAGTAACGTAGCTTCAGAGACTGACCTCGGTAAGATTAAAAGTATCTACCACGATAGAGACGCTATCTATCTCTTGTCATTGCCCACAAGTCGATTTGTTTATTGCTTTGATACTCGCTCCCGTCTTCCAGATGGTTCAGCTAGAGTAACGGTTTGGGATAGCTTACGACCAAGTTCATTCTGTATTACGCAAGCTAAAGAGTTATTGATTGGTAAGACATCGTACATCGGTAAATACTTTGGACACTCTGATAATGGTACTTCATATCGTCTACAGTACTACACGAACTACTTTGACTTTGATGCTTCTACTAAGCTAAAGATTCTAAAGAAGATTGGTTGGGTTTTGATTGGTGGTACAAACCAAGCAGTTGCAGTTAAGTGGGGTTTTGATTATACCGAAGGCTATCAAGCAACCACTTACAATTTAGATACTGCAGTAGTTTATGAATACGGTATCGGTGAATACAATATCGCTGAATACAGTTCAGGTATTGTATTAGATAGGTTCTCCGTCAATGCTGGTGGTCAAGGTACTATCATGCAATTGGGTTTAGAAGCAGACATCAACGGTAATCCATTGTCTATTCAAAAGATAGACGTTGCCGTTAAAGCAGGTAAAACAATAGTTTAAGGAATAGACATGGCAGATTACACAAAAGCAACTAACTTTACAGCCAAAGATACTTTACCAACAGGCAACTCAGGTAAGATTGTTAAAGGCACGGAGATTGATACTGAACTTAATGCGGTTGCTAATGCGATTGCATCTAAAGCAGATATTAATAGTCCTTCTTTTACAGGCACTCCTGTAGCTCCTACAGCCTCTGCTGGTTCTAACACTACTCAGTTAGCCACGACTGCATTTGTAATTGCTGAGAGAACTAATACAAGCACACTAACCAACAAGACATTAACTAGCCCTACTATTAACACACCAACAATTAGTACACCAGCTATCACGGGTGGTACGATTACTGGTATCACGGACTTAGCTGTAGCTGATGGAGGTACTGGTGCTTCTACACTAGCAGCCAATAATGTATTGCTAGGTAATGGAACTTCTGCATTACAGACAGTTGCTCCAGGTACTTCTGGAAATTTACTAAAATCTAACGGAACTACATGGACATCTGCTGCTCCCACAGTGGTTAGTGGTTTAGGATTAAACGGTGAAGTATGGAACAACGTCTCTGGCTCAAGAGCTTTTAATACGACTTATACTAATTCACGGTCTTACCCAATTGTGGTATCTGCTACTAGTACATGTTCAACAGGCTCAGGCATAACTGTCTATGTAAATGGCTTGTATGTACAATTTTTTCAATGGCAGTTTAACGGTTGTGGTGCATTTAGTGGTGCTTTTATTATTGTGCCTCCTGGAGCAACTTATCAATTAAATTGTAGTCAAGGTGTACAAAACTGGGTTGAACTATATTAAGGATGACTATGAAACATTATAAAGACGTAGACAATAAACTGTTTGGAATTGAAGAAGGTCAGCCTATACCCGCTGGATTAACAGAAATTACTAAAGCACAAGCAGAACAGATTGGCAAACAAAACTACGAAAAACTCCGTGAGGCTGAAATAGCTAGTATGGACTATGTCCGTCAACGTGTTACTGCTTATCCTGAACTAGGGCAATTTGTTGATGCTTGGGTTAAAGGTGATGAAGCTGCATTGGAAGAATACCGTCAGGCTTGTTTAGCTGTTAAAGCTAAGTACCCTAAACCAGAAGGATTTTAATTGGTTAAAGTACCTGTAGTAAATCGTAGAGACTATACGATGTACTTAGAATTTTACAGTAATATGCTTTGGTTTCATACAGATGTGTTTAAGTGGACACCAGAAGTAAAGAAAGAATACCTTAAAGATTTAGATGTACTACAGCATTTAGTAACAGTACCCTTAGTAGCACTAGTAGAAGAAACAGACAAGAAGTTAGCTAAGTTTGGAGAGTCTACAGGCTGGACTAAGTTTGATAAATTAACAGTGAATGATAAAAGATATGATGTATACACTAGGAGTAATAAATGGGTAAGATAGTAAGCACAATACTAGATCCTATCACAGGGGCTGGAGATACTCGTAGAGCTGGTGAGCGAGCTGCTGAACAGCAACGACAAGCAGGATTAACTGCTGCTAATATCTCTGCCTTCCGTCCAGTAGGAATGACCACACGGTTTGGTACATCTCAGTTTACTCGTGAGATTGACCCAGCTACTGGTGTACCTTATATCTCTGCTGCTGGCTATACTGCTGCTCCTGAGTTAGCTAGTATCCAGGATAGACTGTTTGGTCAGTTTGGTGCAGGGCTTACTCAAGCTGAACAGATGGGTCAGCAGTATGCTCCACTAGGTGCAGGTGCTCAAAGTCTATTTAATTTAGGTCAACAGTATTTAGCTACTTCTCCTGAACAAGCAGCTCAAGATTACATGACCAGTCAGCAAGCTCTCTTAGCTCCTAGTCGTTCTGCTCAATTAGCTCAGACACGCTCTGGTTTATTTGGTCGTGGTCGTGGTGGCTTAGGTGTACAGACTGGTACTGGTAGTGCTCCTGCTAGTCCTGAAATGCAAGCCTACTACAATGCTCTAGCTCAGCAAGATTTAGCCCTGGCAGCACAAGCTACTCAAGCTGGACAACAGAGAGCTACTTATGGTGCTGGTTTACTTGGTACTGCTGGTAGTTTACTAGGTGCTCAGACTGCTGGTCAGGTAGGTGCTTACTCACCATTCCAGACTCAGTTAGGTTTAGCTGGTCAAGTAGAACAGATGGCTCAGCAACCATATCAACTAGGTCTGCAACTAGGTACAGCTCAGATGCCAGGTCAACAAGCCAGTGGACAGCAGTACTACGGTGGACAAGCACAAGGTGCTGCTACTCAGTACGGTGCTACTATGGCTGCTAATCAGATGAACAATCAGTTCTTACAATCTGCTATCGGTGCTGCTTCGATGGGCATGGGTGGCGGTGGAGGAGGCGGAGGACTATTTGGCGGTAACGCTGGTAGTGGCTTTGGTGGCTTCCAAAACTTCATGGCTCGTGGACAAAATCAAGCATCTCCTGACTTTGTAGGTGCGCCTTATAGTCGCTTTAACTAAGAGGATATCATGGGACAACCAACAAACTATTTATTAGGCGGTCAAGCAGGACTCTTAGGTGCAGATCCAGAGCTATATCGTCAACAATTACTACAGCAAGAGCAAGCTCGTATCGGAGCTATGCCAGCACAGAATCAATTAGCTGGTACACTCGGTGGATTACTTGGTCGTGGTCTGTCTAATGTGGCACAAGATCGTGGCTTCTTTGAAGTTACTAATCCTGTATTGCAGAAGCTAACCAGCATTCAGAGTGTGTACAACCGAGCAATGCAAGATTCAGATCCTAATGATCCTTTGTCTTTCTATAAGAACTTACAGACTGGATTTGCAGAAGCTGGCTTAGGTCAACAAGCACTGATGGCTACACAGGAACTAAGGAAAGTAGAAGAGCAAGGACTTAAGACTGATGCTCTTAAGACTGATCTCTATAAAAAGAATCCTGCACTGCTTGATACTCAGATTGCGAAAGCTCGTAATGCTGGAGATGATACTCTTGCTAATCAGTTGGCTCAACAGCGTGGTCAGATTCAAGTACAAATTGATCTTGATCGTCAGAAAGAATTGGCTCAGCTTGGTTTGCTTGGTGCTCAGACAGAAGCTCAAAGAGCACTGGCTAAGAAGTATGCAACTGAAATTGAACAAGGTAAAATTAATGTTACCTCTATTTCTGATGGCTTGGGTGGCGGTACTATTATCTATGCTGATAAGACTGGTAAAGAAGTTAACCGTATTGTAGTAACACCAGAGATTGTCAACAGAGGCGGTGCTAAACAACCAGAAACTCCTAAAGGTGAGCGTAAGCCATTAGAAAGCTTTGGTACTACACCTCCTGCTGTAGTTGGCGCATCGGCTCAACCTTCTATGACAGACAGAGTAATGTCCTCAGCTCAGCAACTGTTGAACATTCCTGGTGCTGCTGTGGGTGCTATGACTCCAGCAAACTACACTAAAGAAAATAGGGATGCTGCTATCTTAAGAATCAATCCTAACATAAACCTCAATGCGATATCGGAAGCAGACAAGCAAATAATTGCTCAACAACTAGGATTATAAATGGCTATCTTTGATGTAATCGCTGCCAAGAAAGAAGGCTATTCAGAGGATGAGATTGCTCAGTATCTAGCACAGCAGTCTGGGTTTGATTACTCAGCTGCTTTGTCTGAGGGCTATAAGCCTAAAGAGATTCTCACTCACCTGAATAAAACAGGTGCTACTCCGCTAGAAACCTTTAAGCAATCTGCTCGTCAAGAAATGGGTTCTGAGATTACTGGTGCTCGTCAGTTGTTAGGTCAAGAACCTACTGATACTGCAGAAGAGTCTCTCCGTCGTCAGATGGAAGCAGAGAATCCAGTAGCTGGTGTCTTAGGCACACTCGCTGGTGGTATAGTCAACCCATCTTCACTTCTCCCTGGTGCTGTATTCTTTAAAGGTGCTAAAGGCTTAATCGCTGGTGGTGCTGCAGCTGGAGGTATCAGCGGAGCATTGCAGCCTAAGTATGAAGAAGAAGACTTAGGCAGACTAGCTACTTCTGCACTGGGTGTAGCTGGCGGTGCTACTATTGCTGCTGCTCTAGTAGGTGGTGGAAGAGGCTTAGCTAAGATATTCAACAAGCTTACTAATAAGATAGAAGAAGTACCAGTCAATAAGATTGATACTGAAACACAGGTTGTTATTCCTGAAGAGTCTGTACCAGTTCCTACTAATCTGCAAGAGAGTGTAGTTCCTTGGATCAAGAGTATTGAGGATGCTGAGACTCGTGCTGAGGTAGGTACACAGATAGCTAATGGAGACTACAGAACATTCTTTACTGAAGCTCCATTCCGTTTCACTGAGACACCAGACTTCCGTTACTCTGAAGCATTCAATCCAGACAATCCACTAAGGCAAGAGAACATTGATTCCTTTATCAAGGCTGGTCAAGGTCGTCTAGGTCAATCAGAAGATGCACTCAAAGAGTTAGTCAGTGCTTATGCTCCACAGCTACGCTCTGAGCTAGGCTTAACTACAGAGTTCAAGGCATTCACACCTGAGCAAGCTGCTGAGTTCATGCGTATGCGTGGCTTAGAAGAGGTAGCTCCTGCTGAGATCCTTAGAGCATTCACTCCTATCGTAGAAGATTCCTGGAAGAAGTTCAATACTATTTCTGAACTAATGCAGATTGGTAGATCAGAAGGTTTATCTCCTGCTGAGTTAACTGCTATGTTTAAAGCAGACATCGAGGCTATCAAGCCATTCTTAACATCTCCTCTTGGATCAGCTCGTAATGCAGGTAAAGCACTGCAAGCACAGAAGCAGATCAAGAAGTCTTTAGGTGGGTTGTCTCCTGCACAGGTTCGTAAGTACTTAGATAGCAACCAAGGAAAGACTGAGACAGAATCACTGATGGATCTGATGGATGCTGTTCGTCAGATTAAGGATGCTCCTGGTTCGTCATTCGATAAAGAGATTGCTATTCGTGCATTGACTCGTGATGCACTGAAGCAGCCGCGCTGGAATGATAAGTTCGGTGAGTATGTAGTTAACTCCTACATCTCTGGTCTTGCTACTCCATTAGTCAACGCTGCCTCTGGCATAGCTAAGCTAGGTTTGCTTAGCGTAGAGCGTGTACTCCAGGCTGCTAATCCACTAAGTAAAGTAAAGATAGGTGAAGTTCTTCCTGCATTTAGAGGAATGATGGATGGTCTATTAGAAGGTGCTTACTTTGCCAAGGAAGGATTCTTGCGTGGTAGTCCTTTAGACTCTGCAATGCCTGAGATTCGTGGTGCTATCGGTATGCAAGAAGGTGCTAGTCGTGCTGAGCAGATCCTAGGTCAAGTAGTTCGTGTGCCTGGTAGGGTTGGTGTAGGTACTGACGAGTTCTTCAAGGCTATCTTCCGTAAGATGGAGTTCAATGCACAAGCCTATCGTCTAGCTTCTAGCGGTAAATATGGCGATACAGACACAGTATACAATGCACTGCGTAATGTGAATACTAAAGCTGCTAACTGGCGAGATCAAGTACTAGAAGTACCTGGCTTAGCTTTCCTGCCTGATGGTGTTCGTGCTAAGTTCATTCAAGAGGTAGGTGACTTTGCTAAGTCTGCTACATTCCAGGCTGATCTAGGTAAGTTCGGTAACAACATCCTACGATTCAGATCACAACATCCTGAACTAGCATGGGTTGTTCCATTCGTTAAGACTCCTATCAACATCATGAAGGATGCATTGTCTTATACTCCTTTAGTTGTGTTCTCTAAGAATACTCCTAACGATGTTAAGATTGCTCGTACTGCCATTGGTGTCGGTATCGCTGCAGGTATCTCTCAGTTAGTAGGTAGTGGAGAGATTACTGGTAGCTATCCTAAAGATGCTGCTAAGCGTAACTCTATGATTGCTGCAGGTATCCCTGAGTACAGCATGAGAATAGGTGATACATGGTATTCGTATGCTCGTCTTGAGCCAGTAGCTACAGTTATGGGATCTACAGTAGATGGCATCAATGCTGTTAAGAACTACACTGATAAGAATCCCTACGATCGTAAAGCTAAAGACTTGGTATTAGATGTGGTTGGTGGTATCACTAAGAACATTGCATCGAAGACCTTCTTAGAAGGTATCTCTGGTGTACTCCAGGCTATCCATGATCCTGAGCGTTACGGTGGTAGCTTCGTTAACAGCTTTGCTGGCTTAGTTGTGCCTTCATTCGTAGCTGCCCCTGCTCGTAGTGCAGATCCTTTCCAGCGTGTAGTTACTGGCTTTGGTGAAGCAGTACAGAATCGTATCCCTGACTTTGGACTAGGTATTCCTGTACCAGCTCGTCAAGAGTTGCCTGTACAGTCTATGCTATTTGGTGGTGAGCGTCGTAATCCTGCTGCTGGACAAGCTGCATTCACTGGTATTCAAACTGCACCTGCTGTTCAGACTGAAGTACAGAGAGAAGTAGCTCGTGTCAAGGTAGACTACGACTTACCAGGTAAGAAGCTTAAAGGTGTAGAACTAGAAGGTGCTGATCAGTCTCGTTATCAGGCTATCTCTAGTCAGTATGCTGATCCAATGCTGGAGAATATGATTGCATCTCCAGTATATCAGAATGCTTCTGATTCTATGAAGAAGGTATTGCTTGAGAAAGCACTAGAGCGTTCACGCAAGATAGCTACTAACATTATGTTCTCTGAGAAGCGTCAAGACCCTGAGTTTGTACAGCAGTATATTCGAGCTAAGCTCAAGAAAAAAGGAATAGAGGAGTAATATCATAGATCCGATCACACTACTAGCAGCATTTGCACCTTTAGCAGTTGACTTAGGTAAGTCGTTAATTGCTAAGTTCGTAGCTCCTGAGAACTTTAAACCAGCCACGATTGAGCAATACACTCAGGTTAAGCAAATAGACTTAGATATGTTCAAGGCTTTAAACGAAGCTGGTGGCTCTAATCCTTCTTACCTGTGGGTAGAGGCTATTGTACGTCTCCAGCGTCCTCTAGTGGTTGCTGTAGCTCTTGGAGCATGGGCTTGGACACACATTGCAGGAGTCCCTAGCCCTGAAGTAGATAACTTTGCAGCTATTGTTGGCTTCTATTTGTTTGGTGATCGTACTATGTTCTATGCTAAGAACGGCAGAGCTAAGTGAAGATAACACCTCACTTCACCTATGAAGAGATGACTGCATCACAGACAGCTGCTCGTAATGGGTGGCTCAACAAGCCTACTGACATAGAGTTTCAGAACCTGGTAAGACTGTGTCAATTCCTAGAGACTGTACGGTCTGAGTTAGGTAGGTCTATCACTGTGACTAGTGGCTATCGATCTAAGCAGGTGAATGATGCTATTGGATCTAAGGATTCTAGTCAGCATCGAGTAGGTTGTGCTGCAGATATTCGTGTATCGGGGATGACCCCTGATCAGGTTGTAGCTACATTAATTATGAAGGGCTTACCGTATGACCAGCTGATCAGAGAGTTTGATAGCTGGGTTCATATCAGTGTGCCTTTAACTCCTAGTACACCTCCAAGGAAACAAGCCCTAATCATTGATAGAAAAGGGACTCGTCCTTACGAGTAAAAAAGACAACCCCAAAGGGGCTGCCATCAAGTGCTAGTCTTTGGGATAGGCTAACATTAAACGAATAATACCTAGATCAAGAACATAATACTTTGCTTCTTCCTGATCTACATATTCAAAACCAATCATAAAACCGTATATAAAGTGTAGTTCTAAAATCATATCTTCTCCGTGTTGAATAGGTGGGAAGGGTGGAAGTTCATTCCACTAATGCAATGTTACTCTGCGCTGTACACCGCCCTGCAATCCTAACTTCCCATAAAACATTAGATACTACATCCTCCAGCTGTGCAACTCAGCATCTTAAAAACCTTCTGGTTTAGCCACAGAACGAACTAAAGCCATAAATCCTTTTTGTAAATCAGTCTTAGCAATTGATACCCATCGTTGGTCTGCTCCGTCAAACCCAGTAAATGCTTCAACTAAAGCACCAACCTCAGTAGCCATTTTTTTAATACTGTTAATGTTCTGAATTTCACTTGGTTTTAATTCTCTATATCCATCAATCATTTTATTCTCCTAAATTAAATCTACCAGCATGAACTTTTGCGTGGCAGTTGCGACACAATACTACACATTTTACAGCTTCTTTTAAAAATGTCTCAAACTTACCTACTCTACTGGGGTCTTTATCCTTAGTAGACGGGTCTGTGTGGTGCATATCTAAACAAGCAGCGTCATTCTCACCACACTTCACACACCCTCTAGCAGCTTTCCACTCTGAAATCTTGCGTCGTTCTTCCGTGAAATAACCACGAGCTTGTTCAGGGTTGTTGTCTCTCCATTTCTTTGCAGTCTTGTTGACACATTCTTTACAAGCCGAGCGTGGCTTGCTGTGAAAAGCCTCTAAAGGCTTCTCCAGCTTGCACGAACTACATACTTTAGATTTCACAGCCACCTGCAGTACAGCTCAAGGTTTGGACACCTTCGACGTTATCGTCATACTCCTGGAAGTTATCCCAATCAATACCAGTAGGTTGCTGATCAAGTAGCTTCTTGTAATCCTCTTCAGTACACTCTTCATACGGTGCTTGTCGATATGTTCCTCCGTCCATTGGAAGGAAAGACACACCAGTAACCTCATCGAAGTGCTTGTACACCCATGCTCCTACTTCCATCCACTCCTTCTCTAAGACAGAGATAGTGACTGATGGCTTGTGCTCACAGTAGTGACGCTGGTAAATCAACCACAATCGTAAGTGCTCAACAGCAGTCAAGTCCTCACGAAGCAAAGCACCTTCAGCGACTGCAACAGGGAAACTAAATACTGTTGTAGACTCAGGCTTCATCACACAAGGCTCACCAATAAACCCTGACTTCAACATGAACTGTGTCAGAGGATCTTTATTGTCAGCTCGTACACGACGAATATAATACTGACTATGCTGAGGATGAATGCCAGAGGCGGTAGAACAGAGTTGTGATACAGTTCCTTCGGGCTTAATAGCCGTAACCGCAACACTCTGATTGATTCCAATAGCAGCAGCAAATTCAGCGTTAGTAGCAACAGCAGCATCTCGTAGTTTCTCCAATAGTCCTGGTAATTCCTCATCATCTGGGTCATTTAATAAATGATTGTCCAAGATCCCTGTCATCGACACACCTAAGAGTGCTTCTTCTTCAGTGTTCTTCTGCCATATCTTACGAAGGTAAGGGAAGTTAGTTAACGATGCTTGGAATGTACCCAAGATAGTAGCTAAACGAACCTTGTTCAAGATATCCTCGAAGGTGTCTGTACTGCGGATGATACAAGAAGACAAGTTACAGAACTGATACGGACGCAGGATAATCTCTGAGCACGGATTCGTACCAAACTCATAGCTTGCATCACGACGACCATTCTTAGCAGCTTGCTTCTGACTAGCTTCACGATTAAAGATACCACGTTCACCAGAGTGTGACTCATAAATGCTAGTCCACTCACGCATGAACTGACCAATTGCTGGGGTCTCTTCATATGTAGCTGAGTTGTTAGCTAATGCTCGTTGCCCTTGTCCATCCCACCAGTTACCTGCCTTTGCATGAGCCATCTTATCATCTGTCAAATCAGACAAGCTAATCATAGCGGAACGACGGACTCCTCCCACCACAACAACTTCCCCGATCTTGCATAGAATGTCATGACACTCCAGCGAACTGAGCTTTCGTCCAGCTGCTGTCTTGAACTTACTAATAACAAACTTAAAGAGGTCTTCCAGTGGCTGTGCTCCAGAGGCTCTGCCGCCAAAAGTCTTAAGCCTAGCCCCCGCAGGTCGGACTTTCGACACGTCATACTTTGGAATCTCGCCAGAGTATAGAAGAGCGATGAGTTGTCGAAGTGATTTCGCCCACCCTTCTTTACTATCCGACACCATAATAGAAGTCTGACTAGGAAACAACTGATCTGGAACTTCAGGTAATTGAGTAACATACTTCTGCTCCACAGAGAATCCAACACCAGTACCACATAATAAGATATACATTGCCTCATCGAATGCTTTAGCATCATCGATAGGTAAGTACGAACAGTTAAATGCTGCTACATTCTGACGGTCTAATGCAGTACCAGCAGTCATCACTGCTCTCATAGAAGGAACTACATCTAGGCTTGTTACTGCTTCTTGTAGCTCACTGCGTAGCTCAGCAGTCAGCGTATAGTTCTGCTTAGTAGCTAAGTGCTTCTCCATAAAATCGAAGTATCGTGCTACAGTTTCACCCCAATGCTCACGACGATTCTTGTCATCGAGAAACCGTGAGTAACGGCTCTTGGCAATGAAGGTGTTGTACGGTGTCATTTGATATTTGTTGGTCATTCAGTCTCTTCCCAGTCTACCTCTTTGCAGAGGCTCTCATAATTGTTTTCAATGTTATCGCTAAAAGTATCGACAAGCTCTTCTGAAGATATGTTTAATAACTCCAGAAGAGATACCTCATCTAAACGCTTTAGTCGCTCTTTTAACTCAGGCA